AGATTTTTAGATTTGAATAGTTCAACTGGTTATCCTGATATTAGGAGACCTTTGACTGAAGATGAATTTTGGGTTGATGAACCTTATAAATCCTACTATGGTTACGGGTGGATGAGAAGATATAGAGAAAAGTTAATGGAACATGTTTCACATTTAGGGAATATGGAAATCTGTATTGCAAGAGGCACCGCAGTATTTGGGCCTTATGACAACTTTGATTTGAAAACTTGTCACGTGGTTCCTGCATTAATCAAAAGATTATTGAGTGGGGAAGACCCTTTCGTTGTGTGGGGGTCTCCTGATGTCGTACGAGACTTTTTATACGTGAAAGATGTGGTAAAAGGTGGATTGTTAATTCTTGAAAAAGGAGAATCCATGAGACCATATAATTTGGGATATGGTGGGGGAATAACTATAGGTGAGATTGTGAATACGATAGTCGAAGTAAGTGGTTTAAATCCTGAAATAACTTGGGACAATTCTAAACCCACTACCATTCCTTTCCGAGCGGTTAGTATTGAACGAATAAAAAATGAACTTGGATTTGAGCCATCGTATACTTTTCAAGAGGGTATACAAGAAACTTTGAATTGGTTTAATAATCATGATTAATTATCGATTTAAAAAAAACGTTTTGTTGATAAATCAGAGTCCTTCCCTTGGAAGTATTTCTGATATAACAAAACTCATTGAAGAGGTAAGACCAGAAAGCCACGCTATAATTTGGGGACCTTGGGAAGCTACTGATTTTAGATTTGAAGAATACTTAAAACACAATTATAAAGAATTCCCAAATCATCCAATAAATTTTTTAGAATTTGAAAATACATTACTTAAATACAACATAAAATGTTATCTTCTTGTTGGATGTGATTACAGTGACGCTTACTCTAATATAAAAACAAATCCAATAAAAAACTTCGAGGTTTTATTTTGGCCAACAGCATTACTTCATTACACTTACTATGGAATGATAAATTTTTATGGTAAAAAACCTTCCGATCTGTTTAATCCATATAAAACTATTGATAAACTTTATTTGAATTTGAATAATCATGATAGGAATCACCGTATTATGATGATGGATTTATTATGTAAGTTCGAGTTGTTTCACTGTGGTATCAATACATGGAACAGTGAAATACATGAGGGACAGTTTAAGTATTTTAAACCACAAAAGTTAATTTTTGATGACTTCAATGAAAAAATAACTCAATCAACAAGAATTTTTTCAGAAAAATTACTTACTGCACCTAATTTAATTGATGTTGTCACAGAGACATGTCCAATTCTTGGTGGTTGGGATTTTCGTGAATCAAATAAAGGATATATTTTTCATACTGAAAAAACCTTCAAAAGTATTTTACTTGGTAAACCTTTTTTAGTTTTAGGTAATAAAGGACAAAATATGAATTTACAAAAGTATGGAATTACTTTATTTGAAAATATTTTTGATTATTCGTTTGATAAATCTGAGTCATTATATTTTAGGTGTTTGGGAATTATAGATAATCTTTATGAATATAAAAGTAAAAATTTTGGTGAAGTACGGGATATGGTAATCAACATGTTAATCTCTAATATTGACACAGCAACGGCAATTGTTTATAATGATGTATATATTCCAATTTTGTTGAGACAAATAATTCATGAAAATAAAGATGATTATAAAGTTCTTTTTAAAAATTATGATGAATGGAGGTTAAACGAAAACATATTTAAAGAGATATATTAATGAATGTACTAATAACAGGAGTCTTAGGTATGGTTGGGTCACATATGTTAGATTTTCTTTTAGAAAAATCAGAAGTGAAAATCTATGGATTCTGTAGATGGAATGAATCAATGGACAACATTGAGCATTTGACGGAAATCATCAACAATACTGAAAGAGTTAAATTAATCTACGGAGACTTAAATGACTTTAGTTCGATAGTCAACGCATTAGATATATCTAAACCTGATTATGTTTTTCATCTCGGTGCACAATCTTATCCTCAAACAAGTTTTGATTCACCCATCGAAACATTACAAACAAATATCATTGGTACTGCTAATCTATTAGAGGCGCTAAGAAAGTCTCCATATAGAGACGCGATGATACATGTTTGTGCTTCGAGTGAAATATTTGGGAGGGTAAGTAAAGACAAATTACCTATTGATGAAGAGTGTTCATTACATCCCGCGTCACCATACGCAATTTCTAAAGTTGGAACTGATTTGATTGGTAGATACTATGGTGAAGCCTACAAAATGAATGTAATGACAACCAGAATGTTTACACATACAGGTCCGAGGAGAGGTGATGTATTTCATGAATCTACATTTGCGAAACAAATTGCAATGATAGAGTATGGATTACAGGAACCAAAAATATTTGTTGGTAATTTGGATTCACTTAGAACATATGCCGACGTAAGAGATGCTGTCAAAGCGTATTGGATGTTATTGAATATCAATCCATCACCTGGTGAATATTATAATATTGGAGGAGATTATACTTGTAAAGTCGAAGACACTTTGAAATATCTTATATCCAAATCATTCATGAGAAATGAAATTGAAATTGTTGTTGACCCAAATAGATTAAGACCAATAGATGCGGACTTACAAATACCCGACACAACCAAATTCAAAGAATTGACTGGATGGGAGCCGAAGATTCCTTTTAATAAAACAATGGACGACCTGTTGGATTATTGGAGAGACAGAATAAATAAAGGTCGTAAATTTCTAAATAGATAAAATGGAGAAAAGAAAATACTTACCCACACTAGCGGAGTTAATTGACAGAATGAGTATTTCGCAACTGAAAGAAGTTTTTATTCCTGAACACAAAGAGGAATATGCTCAAGAGATTAGAGATATCGAACATGATATTGATTTGATACTTCAAGAAAATAAAGGAATTGTCGATGCTAAGACGGTTCGTGCGATTGTTGTTTTGGCTCAAACAAACTTACACATTTGGCACAATGAGTCCAATTATAGAAAAGGAATTAAAGAGGGAAATAACTTAGAATTAACTCATGGGTTAAATGGAGTTCGTAATACTGCAAAAAATAGAATACAAGAAATTGTAGGTGGTAGAAAAGATTATAAAACTGATTGTTTAGCTGCTGAGTTCAAGGATTGGGGAATTAGTTGGGATGATAAAAAAATCGACTGAAGATAATGTATGATGTAAACAAATATGAATTATCTGAATTAGGTTACACAGTAATCGATGATTTTTTACCTATTGATGTTGCTAAAAAAATACAAGATTTATTTTTCACACAAAATTCTTGGGAATTAATACATCAAATAAAAGAAAATCATTATGAACATGTATTCAAAACCCAATCCCCTTATTTACCTAAAAGTAATGAAATCTATTCGGCTAAATTCAGAAGGTCATTCACTTTGGAACAAAATGAGGATTTAAAAAGAATATACGATGAATTCTTTGTTCCCATACTCAGAGAAGTTTCTCCATTTGAATTAAATGAATTTGATATTAGATGTCATAAGTCAGAAAATGGTGATTATTTTAGGACTCATATTGATGGTTATGCTGGAAGTATTAATTTGATTTATTATGTAAATGAAAAATGGGTTTGGGATTGGGGAGGAATTTTGAACATCGCAGATGATAATGATTTTGATTTCAATAAACAAATTTTACCCAAGTTCAATAGAGTTACGTTGTTGAATAATAAAGTTTTCAAATCTCCTCATTTTGTTTCATCAGTCGAGGAATTTGCCCAACATCATAGATATTCAATAGTATCTTTTAACAAATAAATTATGATAAAAAATATAGATAATTATCCAATAGTTAGAGAACACAACTGGAATGAAGAAGAACTTATTCATTTTGAAAATAAAATAGTTGAAAGTTGGGACTCTGGTAAAATACGAGGCCCTGTTCATTTGAGTGGAGGTAATGAAAAACCTCTTATCGAAATTTTCAAAAGAATTTCAGAGAATGATTGGGTATTTTCTACATGGAGGTCTCATTATCATGCTTTACTTAAAGGAGTATCACCTGATTGGTTAGAAACTGAGATATTAGAAGGTAGATCAATAACAATTGTTAATAAAGATGAAAAATTTTATAGTTCTGCAATCGTTGGTGGTATATTACCAATTGCGGTTGGGGTCGCTATGTCCAACAAAATGAAAGGTATTGATGAAACTGTATGGTGTTTTGTTGGAGATATGACATTCGAGACAGGAACATTTATGGAAAATTACAAGTATGCAAAAAATTTCAATTTACCAATCAGATTTGTTGTCGAAGATAATGAGGTGTCGACCAATACACCAACAATCGAAACTTGGGTTAAGAAAAGTGAAATACCTGAAGATGTTATTTGGTATAAATATAAAAAAGAGTGGCCGCACTACGGAACAGGAAAATGGGTAATATTTTAAATTTTGTGTATGACGGTGTCGATGTTACCGAACAAAGTATCCGAGGATATGCGGAAGGCTATCTTGGTTTATACGATTTTAAGGTATTCGATATAAATCAAATTCCTGACGACGGTGAAAAGTACTACTATTTTTTTGAACATCGATACTATTTGGCAGTAAAAAGTATTTCAGATGGCAAATTACCGATAAGTGATGAAATATTAAATTTATTAAAAACTAATCCTAACTTTAATATAATTTTCAGTAATGATGCGGAATCGGATGATGATTTTTTAATTGAATATCTCGATAAGACATTCAAAGGTTTGGGTGTAGATACAAGTAAAATAGTGGTAATCAATTGTAATGAAAGAAATACTGACTTGAAAATTAGGTTAAATACTTTAATAAAAACGCATACAACTAATAATGGTAAATTTGCGTACTCCAAAGAATTATCTAGATTTCCTTACCAATATAATGAAAAAAGAAATTTTTTATTCATGTGTTATAATCGATCAGTCAAAAGTCATCGGTTTGCACTACTTGTTCACTTGATGAGACACAATATAATTGACACAATAGATTGGAGTTGGATTCGTGGACATGAAATTATGAAACATTACTTGAAATCGGAACATGATTTAATGAACAGTTGGTTTCTCAACGAGATTTTTAGTAAAAAGGAGATAATAGAGTATAAAAGTGAGATAATGGATTTGGCTGAAGTACAAATAAAGAAAAGTGTCAATGAAAGTAATTACGAAGTTGATGGGGAAGGACATCGTTTTGATACACAGGCGTCTTATTCTAATAATCCATATTCAAATTCATATATCAATATTGTTACTGAGACCAATTTTTATAAGAATGATATTGTTATTTTGAGTGAAAAATCATTTATCCCATTATATTTTTCACAAATACCGATTATCATGTCTAGCGTTAATCATATACAAAAAATGAGAGATAGACACGGATTTGATTTTTTTGATGATATTGTGAATCATAGTTATGATAGAGAACCCGATTTCAAAAAAAGATTCAAAATGATTGTAGATGAAATTATTCGATTGAATGGAAAAAAAGAAGAAATTGAAATCTTCTTCAAAGAAAATAAAAATCGTTTTGATAGGAATGTTCGAATAGTTGAAGATTTAATAAAAGATAAAACAGATTATAATTTTTATAATAGTTTAAGATGACACAGGATACGAGATATAAAGACGCACTTACAAACTCAATGACATTTTTAGGTAAACAATCCGACACGGTTTTTATCGGACAACAGACTTTGTATCCTGGAAATCCTATGAGTACTACTTTGGGTAATGTACCAAAAGATAAAATAATTGAATTACCAGTAATGGAAGATTCTCAAATGGGTATGTCTTTAGGTATGGCTATGACTGGAGATTTTGTCATTACATTTTATCCAAGATGGGATTTTCTGATTTGTGCTACAAATCAACTATTGAATCATTTGGATAAAATAAAATTAATGAGTAATAATCAATTCAATCCAAACATAATTATTAGATTGGGTAAAGGATCTGATTACCCGATAGATCCGGGCCATCAACATAAAGGTGATTATTTTTTAGAGTATCAATCACTATGTAAAAATATTACTTTTCACAACCTATTATCTCATGAGATAATCGAAGATAAATATAAAGAAGCTTACGATAAGGGAGGAATCCACGTTATTGTTGAATACCCACAATTATATACGCAATGAAAAAAATTACAGATTCTTGTGAATTAATAAGTAGTAGAGTTGATTTCAAACCAACTGTGGGAGTGATATTAGGTTCTGGATTAGGAAAAATAGTTGAAAAACTCCAAAATCCAATTATCATAAATTATCGAGACATACCCAATTTTTTAAATACAGGGATTGAAGGACATAGTGGTAATTTAGTGTTTGGTCAAATAGGTGAAATCAACTTAGTTTTGATGCAGGGTAGGAATCATTATTATGAAGGTCATACGATGCAGGATATTACATATCCCATAAGAGTTATGAAATCATTAGGGGTTGAAAATTTGATAACTACCAATGCTGTTGGAGGAATTAATGAAACCTTTAAAGTTGGGGATATAATGTTAGTTAATGATCACATTAATTTGATGGGGAGTAATCCTTTGATTGGAGAACTCCAAGGAGAAAAATTTATCGATATGTCATCCGTGTATGATAAAAAACTTATTAATGTAGGTTTATCATGTGGGAATAAAAATAATTTTGGAGTTAAAGAAGGTATTCTTGCGGCATTATCAGGTCCTACGTATGAAACTCCTGCCGAGTATAGATTTTTGAAATTGATAGGGGCAGATGCGGTAGGTATGTCAACAATACCTGAAGTTATTGTCGGAAAACAATTGGAAATGAGAATATTTTCAATGTCGATAGTGACTAATGTGGTGGGGTCTTCTGATGTAAATCATAACGAAGTACAAACCGTGGCTAACCAATCAGTTAATAATGTTTGGTTAATACTAAATGATGTGATAAAATGTCTTTGATTAAACGTAAAGTATATACTGGAGGCACATTTGATTTATTCCATAGTGGACATGTCAACTTCTTACGTCAATGTAAAGAGGTTGGAGATTATGTGGTAGTATCTTTAAACACGGATGAATTTATACACAGATATAAAGGAGAATATCCCATCATTAATTATGAAGATAGGAAAAAAGTATTACTAAGTTGTAAATATGTTGATGAGGTAATCCCAAACAGTGAAGGTGAAGATTCAAAACCTACAATACTTTCTGTAAATCCAAAATTTATAGTAATCGGAAGTGATTGGGCAAAAAAGGATTATTACAAACAAATGAATTTTACACAAAATTGGTTGGACGACAATGGGTTTGTTTTAATTTACATTCCATACACTGAAGATGTTTCCACAACGGAAATTAAAAAAAGATTAAAACTTAATTGAAAATTTGTATAATTTAATTATATTAAAACTATGAAGACTGCGGTATTAGTTTCAGGAATGTGTAGACAATTTGACATTGCGGTCAAGTCTTGGAAATTTTTGAATGACTTGGATTGTGATGTATATTTTTCGACTTGGAAAAAATCAGTTCAATCGAGTAAAGTTTTAAACATGCACGTCGAAGAAGATATTACAGAAAACACTATCCTTGAACATATACCCACAGCAAAAATCAAAATTTATGATGTCAATGATTTTGATTTTCCTGGAGACATATCTTATCATAATGACAAGCATCTTTTTTTAATGAAAAGTTCATTAAACATGATAAAAGAAAGTGGTGTTGAATATGATATGTTAATTGTGACAAGACCTGACAACTATTCATTTTACAATTATACACCCGAATTTTATTCCAACTTTGTCAATGAAGGAATTATTTATGGGCTTACTCCAATATACATCACAGGAAAACCTTCTAAAGAAATTTACTTTTTAGTAGAATATTTTTTTATGGGGGATTTCAAAACATTGTTTAATGTAATTGATAGTCTTCCAACAACAATGCCTGGTAATATTCATACTGAATTCGCAAGAGAAATATTGAAGTTGGACTATTATGTTGTTCAATTACCCGATTTAGATATAAAATTAATAAGACCAAATGTGAGAGGATTAAAACCTGAAGAGATTAATAATGCTTCAGTTTTTGATAAATTCATGGATTGGGGACAAAATGAAGGATTTAAAAGAAATAGAAATTTAATATGAAAAAATTATTTAGCTTCGGTGAATTATATGTGTCCGATTTTATCAAACAAGATGAAGAAGGAAGAGCTGGAAAACACGATTTAACATTAGTGATAGATGAACGATATGGATCAGCAAGATTAGATAAATGTACTCCTATCCATTCAATGTTCGGGAAATATTGGTATAGAAGTGGGACTAACACAACCATGAGAAATGAATTGATGGGTATTGTTGAAAACATTTTGAAAGTACAAAAATTGGAAGACAATGATTTATGGTTGGATATCGCGTGTAATGATGGAACTCTTTTCAAATACGTGCCTAATCATATTAAAAAATTGGGAATAGACCCGACAGATGATACATTTACAGTTGAATCAAGACAGGTGGCTGATGAAATAATTCAAGATTATTTTACTTTGGAATCTTATAAAAGATCTCAGTTTGCGGAAAAAAAGGCTAAGGTAATTACCTGTATTGCAATGTTTTATGATTTGGATGAACCAATTGATTTTCTGAATGATGTTAAAGAAGTTCTTGATGATGATGGGTTATTTGTTATACAAATGAGTTACACTCCATTGATGATTAAACAGTTGGCGTTTGACAATATAACTCATGAACATGTTTATTATTGGTCTCTTTCTTCGCTAAATAAACTGATGTCTGAGGCGGGATTAAAAATTGTGGATTGTCAACTTAATGATGTGAATGGTGGAAGTTTTAGAGTTTATATTAAGAAAGAAAACTCTGATGAAACTAAATTTGCAACTAGACCATATCGAGACGTTTGTAATGTTAAAGTTGAATCAATATTGAATTGGGAAAAAACTCAAAATTTGGACTCAGAAGAAACATGGTCAGATTTTTATCAAAGGGTACAAGACTTGAAAAAACAAACACTCGATTTTTTGAGGGAAGAAAAGGCAAAAGGAAAGAAAATTTGTGGTTATGGAGCTTCGAGTAAAGGAAACACCTTATTACAATATTTTGGAATAGACAATACTTTAATTGATGTAATTGCTGAACGGAGCCCGTACAAATATGGGTATAAAACAATAGGGACAAACATTCCAATATTATCTGAGGAGGACGTTAGAAAAATGAATCCAGACTATATGTTAGTATTGCCTTGGCATTTCATTTCTGAGTTTATTGAAAGAGAACATGAATTTTTAGAACGTGGAGGTAAATTCATTGTACCATGTCCGAAATTTGAAATAATTGGTAAAAATAATTTATAATGTACGTACTTGGTATTTCATCCTTTTATCACGATTCATCCGCTTGCCTGTTCAAAGACGGGGAGTTGGTGTTTGCTTGTGAAGAGGAAAAATTTACGGGAATCAAACACGATAGTTCTTTCCCTTGTAGGACGATTGAATATATCTTCGGACATTATAACATAACCTATGATGATATTGAAATGGTTTGTTATTATGAAGACCTTAATCTGAAACTAAAAAGAGTATTGAGTAACATTAAGAAAAACTTTTTTACATCACCGAAATATTCTTTGAAATCTTTAGTTAAAATCTTAAAAAATATCTCAGATGTAAATAAACATTTGAAGCCGTTTAAGGGTAGAGTTTTTTATTCGGAACACCATTTGGCTCATCAGTATTATTCTTTTTTCACTTCCGATTTTGAAAGGGCAATCTGTTTATCTATTGATGGAGTTGGTGAAATTGATACTTTATCTTTTGGATTAGCAGATGATGATGGTATTGAATATTATGATTTAGGGAAATATCCTCATTCATTGGGGCTTTATTATTCTACAATGACTTCGTATTTGGGATTCAAACCAAATGAGGGAGAGTACAAACTAATGGGATTGGCGTCATACGGAGACCCTCAAATCTATATTGAAAAACTTAGAAGTTTAATAGAATTCAAAGATGGAGAATTAATCTGTGATATGAATGTTTTTTGTTGGGATAAGTCAGAAAAATTGATGTTCAACGAAAAACTAATAGAACATTTAGGGATTTCACCAAGATTAACTGAAGAACAAATTACTACAATTCATCAAAATTTAGCCGCTGCGGTTCAACTAAGATACGAAGAAGTTTTATTCGATATTATCAAAAGCTTGAAAAATCTTGGTAGTAATAATCTTTGTTTAGGAGGTGGATCGGCATACAATGGTACTGCAAATGGAAAGATAGTGTGCAATTCTGATTTTGAAAAAATTTGGATTCCAGTTGCTCCATCTGACGCTGGATCCTGTGTTGGAGCTTGTATTCATTACCTTGTACAAAATAAAAAATTAAAGAAGAGAGTGACTAAGAATCCTTTTTTGGGTCCAAAATACGATGTTGAATTTTATTTGGGACACATTAAAAATTTGAATTTTTTTGAAATTCACGATTACAACACATTAATAAAATACGTCGCGAACAAAATTCATGAGGGTAAAGTAGTTGGGTGGTATAGAGATAGAATCGAATTTGGAGCAAGAGCATTGGGACACAGGTCTATTTTAGCAGACCCTACAGTTCCTGATATGAAATATAGAATTAATAAGTTGATTAAGAAAAGAGAGGGGTTTCGTCCTTTCGCACCTATGGTTATTAAAGAGAAACAAAATGAGTTCTTCTACACAATTGATGATGTACCATACATGAATCAAATTGTTAAAGTTAGAGAGGAATATGCTGATAAATTATCTGCAGTTGTTCACGTTGATGGAACCTCAAGAATTCAAACTGTCTATGAAAATACTGTCATTCACGACTTATTAATTGAGTTTGAAAAACTAAGCGGATTTCCAATTATATTGAATACATCCTTCAACGTTAAAGATAAAACAATGGCACTGACTCCGTTCGATGCGATAGAAACTTTCAAAGACACTGATTTAGACTTATTAGTTTTAGATAATTATATAATACACAAAATACTATGAAAAAAATTATTGATTGGTTCCTAAAAAAAATTAAGGAACGAAAAAGAAAAAAAGAATTAAAAAAGAAAATTGAAGAATTAAAGAAAAGAGATCCTTTTATTTACAACCATTAAATCAAATTACTTGTGTAAGTTTGATTTTCATTTGGTAAATAATTTGGAAAGTTTGTTTCGATGTGGTTGAATAGTTTTTCGGCATATATTTTATTATGTATTGGTCCTGGATGACCTCCGTCTGTGCCATAATCTAAAAATGGATGAATAAAATATTCACCGTCGAATCTATTAAATTCTTGGTATTCTTTAGGGATATTGAAACAACCATTCCACAACCAATTACATTTTTTAGACTCTAAAAATAATTTAATTATTAGATGATTTTTATACCAATTAATTAAATCTTCATTATCATTCTGAAGTTCTGTTAAATTATTTTGAATTTTTCTTCCCTCTTCAGTTTCTTTTAGGTAATTCCAAGAACTTCCTATTATAAATGGTTTGATTCCATTATTTTTTGTATACGCTTCACGCCTTTGTGGTGAAGTGTACATTATTAAAACTAAATCAGGTTTTATTAAATCAAAATAAGTCAACAAGCATCTGCTGATATAATCATTACTCTCACCTGAAGATGCTGAATTCAAATCTATTGCATTTGGTATCAATTTTGTAAATTGATGGGGCCATGTTTCGTTGTCATTTACACCGACCCCCTCTGTCAATGAACATCCGATTGACATAACCTTAAATCCTTTTTTATAGATTGAATCTCCTCTAAATCCTAATTCATTATAGGAATAGGTACAAAATCCACTTTCATCAGTGGCTAATTTGTTTTTTTTCTTTTTAAATCTGAAAATCAATGATGAGTTTTCAAACTCATTAGGTGTCCAATATTTTAATGATTTCATTATACTGTAACGTAATTTGGGAAATTGATTTGTATATGATTCATCAACTTTTCAGAATAAAGTTTATTATGTAGTGGCCCGGGATGCTTTCCTTCGGACCCCAAGTCGATTAATGGTTGCGTAAAATAATCTCCATCAAATCTATTTGGTTCAACGTACCCTTTAGGTATTTCAAAAGAACCATTCCACAACCAATTACAATTTTTGGATTCAAGAAACAATTTGATTATCTGATGGTTTTTAAACCAATTAATGAAGTCGGAATTTTCATTTTGTAGTTCAACCAAAATATTTTGAATATTTTTTCCATCTTCAGTTTCCTCTAAATATCCCCAAGACATTGTTGGAATGAATGGTTCAATTCCGCCATTTTCGGTATATATTTCACGTCGTTGTGGAGAGGTATACATTATCAATACTAAATCAGGATTGATAATGTCATAATAGGTAATTAGAGACCTGCATATGTAATCGTTACTTCTACCACCACATCCGAAATTAAAGTTAACCCCATTAGGAATCAATTGTGTAAATTGGTGAGGCCAAGTTTTATCATCATTTACACCAACTCCCTCTGTCAAGGAACATCCGATTGACATTACTTTGAATCCTTCTTTATTTATCGAATCACCTCTAAACCCTAATTCATTATATGTGTATGTACATAATCCAGTGTTGTCACTACCTGATGTATTAAACGTTTTATTTTTTCTTCCATCAAGTTGATACTTGTATGAAGAAATTTCAAATGTTTCAGGTTTCCAATAGTCAAGTGGGTTCATCGATTAAAATAATTTTTTATTATAAGATTGAGAATTATTTGATAAATAATCTGGTAAATTTTGATTTATGTAATTAAATAACTTGGTCACGTATTCCTTATTATGTTTTGGGCCTGGATGGGAGTCGTCTTCACCTAAATCCATAAATGGTTCGTTCATATAATCTCCATCAAATCTATTAAATTCTTGATAGTCTTCTTGTATACCAAAAGATCCATTCCAAACCCAATTACATTTTTTAGATTCTAAAAATAATTTAATTAGTAGATGATTTTTATACCAATTCATAAAATCGGAATGACGATTTTGCAGTTCAATCAAGTTATTACATATGTTTTTACCTTCATCAGTATCTCTTAAATATCCCCAACAAGGAGGTAGGAAAGGTTTCACACTATTGTGTTTCGTGTATACCTCACGTCTCTCTGGTGAAGTATACATTATCAAAACTAAATCAGGTTTGGCAATATCATAGTAACTCAACAAGGAACGAACAATAAAATCATTGCTCCTTCCTCCACAACCAAAATTCAAATCAACACCATTTGGTATCATTTTTGTAAATTGGTGGGGCCAAGTTTCATGGTCGTTTATCCCAACCCCTTCAGTTAAAGAACATCCAATCGACATTATACGAAATCCTTTTTTATGGGTTGAATCTCCTCTGTATCCCAAATCATTATACGTGTAAGTACAAGATTTAGTTTTAGTACTTGTTGGAGACCTGAATTCTTTAACTCTTCTTTGACTATTGAGTTTGTATCTTAAAGACGAAATTTCAAATTCATTAGGGGACCAGTATTTTAATGATTCCATAATTTTAGATTAATGAATTGGGGTGTGATTTTTTTACAATTTCTTCGAGTCTGTCAAAGAAAAGTTTTTTACATACTTCTTTACGAAATTGGTGATTTAAATATAATTCCCTATTGAATTGGCATATTTCCAAAACCTCTGGAGTGTTGTAAATTTTGGATAATTCAATCGCAGCATCCACAACGTGTTTCACTTTATTTTTTCCTGTCATATTATCATAATCCTCATTAATGACTGAATTGAAAGTTTGGAAACCCATATCTCGTAAATGTTTTAGGTGTCCTTTAGTTGCGGATACAACAAATGGTAATCCTAAATAAATTGATTTGTAAGTTTTCTCCGTGATATGTATTGCCTCGTCATATAACATGGTTTCAGTAATTATATCTACTTTACTCTTGTAGTACCATTCTGGATTAATTGTAAATAAGAATTCGTCGTGATATGATAATCTACTACCGTACATAACATCACCTTCTAGTTGTATGGATTTGAACTCGAGACCATTTATTTTTAGTTTATAAGCCAAATCTAAATCAATTATTTTGAGAGGAGTGTAATTATCTACCCAAGTTAGCCGTGTTTCATCTAATAAACCTCTATTAAATAATTCTTCAATCATTTGATATTTGTGGTAAAATACCCTTCGATTTAAACATAAAAAATTTTTGTCAGGTTCTATTGTATTTTTTTTATTATTCTTATCAATATATTGGTTTAAATGATTATAAGTTGACAAGAAAAAGTGAGGGAAGAAAAATGTATTCAATGTGAAATTCTCATATTTCATTTTGTGTAAACCGATTTTTAAAGAATCATTTTTTACAAGAACCAATCTGTTGATGTCTATTCCATTGGATTTCAATTTATTTAAAAAGGACAAACTCAAGTTGTCAACTCTATTATGTGCTTCTCTTGAAAAATCAGCCATAAAGTAAAACTTTTTATCTTGAAGTTTTTTTAGTAAATCTATGAATTCATCTGAAGTTGTGTATGTTGTGTATGGAAGTTTCGGACTGGTTTCCCAAACAAAAACTAGTAGGTTCAATTTGTTTGAATCGATTACGTCAGTATCAACATTCTTGAATGAGATGTTTGTATCTATTTTTTCAAGCATTTCTTGAATGCCTGAACCTTTGAATGTATCTGTAAACCAAAAATCAATTTCCATTTAAATTATTGTTTTTTTTGTTAAATGGTCTTTTTGTAAAAACCATAATAAAGAATATCTTTCACCATTCAATATTGGAGTTATTTCATGATCGATTCTTGTATCGAATATGTATGTATTTCCAATTAATTTATTCAATGTATATTCATTAGGATTATATAATTTGAAATCACCACCTTCAAAATCATCATTTAACAAAACACCAACTGCAAACATCCTATCATCTATCGAATCATTATGTTTTCCAAACCAATCACCTTCAACAAATTTATGAAAATGTATTTTATTTTTTATATAATTAATTGTTAATTTTGTTTCGTCTTCAAAGAATTCTTTGAGTTTAAAAAATAACCATTTTGTATCCTCACTGTATACTATTTGTTGTGAAAAATATCTTCTGTCACTTACGTATGAATGATTATTTACATTTTTAGTGTTATCCCAAACAATAGATTGACACTCTTCTTTACTAAATAATATTTTTTCCGTCAAAGTCATGTACTAAATTATGTGTGTCTTTTCTATATTTTTTATCATAACTAAGCATATCTAAATGTTTCGGATTGTATATATTTAAGTAATTCATTATCGATTCAAGGTGAGAGTTATCGATGTAGACATTTTCATATTTTATTTGTAATGTATTGAATTTATTTAGAATGGATTTCATGTAATCATATCTATTTTTTCTGAGTATTATTTCATTTTTATTTTCGAGAATCCAATTATTGGAAACTTCATAATCTACGTGCCAATAATTGCTGTTTCGAGCGACAATAAAACTTATGGCGGCTTCAACACTGTTTTCTCTAGTCAAACAAATTACTTTATCAAATTTGTTGATTATATAATTTGGTGGGATAAATTCTTCAATAACAATTTTTCTTATTATACTTGTTTTTTCAAAAACTGATAAAAAAGTTTTCTTATCATATGGAGTTTCATCCAATTCAATTTTTAATTCCTTCGATAACCACTTACATAAGTTAGTTGATCCACATCTTGTATGTGATAGAATTAAAATCCTCATCAAATTAAAGTTTTGGATTTATCACTAAATTCATACAAATTATGAAACATGTATTTATTCTTACTTACTTTACTGAATTCCTTTACGAATAATTCATGGTCAGGGTGAGACACATTCCAAACTTGTTTCAAATTGAATTCCTCATCACTAAATGTTCCCCAATTAGTTATTTTACCAAAAAATACTGCAACTTTTTTTCCAAAAATAGAATGCATTATATTATAAAATAACTCCATTTCCATGTAGTTTGAATCTTGTACTACAAATGATGTTTTAATATACTTCAAACTTGGTATTGTATTTATGAAATTTAAATTTTCTATCAGATTATCCCATTTTCCTCCTAATCTTGTTTTGTTTTCGTAAGTATCTTTTGTTCCTGCGTCTATACTAATCTCACAACTTTTAACGTATTTGTGTACATTTGGCATACTATCCCACATTTCTTTATTCCACATTGATGCGTTAGTATGAAAATGAATGGACTTTAATTTGGGATATTTTTTTGGGTCAAAATTTCTTAAATAGTTTCTGAATCCAACTGATATGAAAGGGTCACCAGACCCTGTTATGTACAATGTCTTAACGTCTTTGGAGTAAAAGGAGTCTATCTCTTCTATTGTTTTTTCTATTCGTTGTATCCCTTTTTTATCCTCAACAATCAAATCTACTCTACAAGATGGACATTTGTAATTACAAGTCCTATCAAAATTCATTACTAAGACTTTTGGACCCTCACTCAAAATTGGAGATTTAGGAGTCGATTCAGTTTTTAATTGAAGGGGACCAGATACCTCACCGAAGTTTATGAGTTTACTCAAATATGGGCATAATTCTTTATCACAGTATTTGAACGATCCGTCAATTATTGAATCCCGAATATCAATCATCGGTTCACTATTCCAAACTTCTTTTAATGGGATTTCTGATGTTTCTATTTTGTTCGGAAGCCAAGATGGACAGCAGGCAAAACAGACCTTAGTGTGTATTTCCAAGTTCTTGAATGGAACTGAACAAAAATAATTTTTTAAATCTATTTCGGGTTTCATCTATTTTAATAATAATACATTTTTTAATTTTATCATTAGATAGGTAATTTTACTTTATTTAGATTTTTTAATATTGGATATCCATCCCATTTTGATTCAAAAAAATTCGGAGTCGTTTCCGAAATTAATTCCGGTTCATTTTCTTTTATCCAATTATATAACCTAGTGGAAATATATTCATATCCAATCTCATTTGGATGATCACAAACAAGCGATTTCATATTTGAATTTTCTTTTAAATTTGGAAAAATAGATTGGTTGAACTTCATCATGTGGTTTATATTATGGAATTTCTCAAAAAAAATGTTTTGTTGGAAATTGATTGGAGTATACAAGAATTTATATTTTTTAGAAATACAATGTTCCTCCATAATTTTGATATAAAAGATTTGTTCTAAAATTGGATCTATATCCAAGTTGTCGATGAAATTCAAATATTCTTTTCCAATGTCATAACTATATACATTATAAACATTTTTTTCCATCAATGGATTTATATTCATAACCGTGGAATCTCTATAAAACGAAAACCGAGTCGGAGAGGGGAGTAACCAAAGGAGTAAAACATCAAACTCGTCAGAAAAATTTTTATCATAATATTTTTCAAACCAAACTTTTACATTACCCGAGGTAGATGAACCTCCAAAACCTAAGTTGATTAAAATATCATAATTGAGCTGTTTTTGAAGATATGAAGGCCAAGAATATTTGTGAAATCTTTCCTTACTAATATAATAAACTTCTTCTGTTTTTTTATACTTTATTTTACCCCCAACTTTGTATGAGACAACTTCAGGGTCATAACACCCAACTCCTTCTGTAAAAGAACAACCCATTGTAATCAAAAGTTTTTTTTTCATATAAGGGTATTTTTTTTTACATTCATAGGGTTATTATTCATGAATCCAACTAATGTGTATCTGTTTCCGATACAATTATTTACTTTGTGAATTTCTTCTCCTGAAAAGTAAATCATTTCTCCAATTTTGGGTTTATACTCAGTATTATCAAAAATTACTTCACCCCCTGTGAAATTGTCATTAAGGAAAATTATAAAAGACCATGGATTGACGTGTCGATGTGGAATTATTGACTGGTTTATTGATTCGTTAAGCACTTGAACTCGAAACTTTTTGAATATGAAAGTTGAAAATTTTTCGATTGGTAATTTTTTATTCATTAAATCAATAAAGTAAAACTTGTATATTTCGTCATCACAATATCCATTAATATTTTCATCATATAAATTTGTAAAGTATTCACATTCTAAAGGATTTAAAAAATCTTCATAACAAACAATCATAGTAAATTCAAATTAATTTTCCTGTTTTTATGTTTAAAGGATTATTCAACATTCCCCCAATTAATGTATATCTATCCCCAATACAGTTGTTTAGTTTGTGTCGTTCTTCTCCAGAAAAATAAGCCATATCCCCTGTTTTGGGTTTATATTCAACAGTATCAAAAATTAGTTCCCCACCTGTAAAATTTTCATTCAGGAAAATAACAAACGACCAAGGATTGACATGAGTATGTGGAGATTTACATTGGTCTATAGATTCGTTTACCATTTGTATTCTTAATTTTTTGAAAATATAATTTGGAAATTTGTCAGTTTCAAATTTATTTTCTGTCAAGTCGAGATAATAAAATTTTAGTACATCATCATCACCAAATTTATTATACGTCTGAATCCATTCCATAAATTCTACATCATTTGATTTAAACAAATTAATATAATATTCACATTCAGAATTATTCAAAAAGTTGGGTATGTAAATTATCATATCTATTATATCAATACGGTATTTAATAAAAATTCTGAAGAAATATTTCCTGCAATAACAACCCTATCAATAGTTGATGTTGGTGTGTGTGTTGGAACATGCCATAAATATCCGGGGAAAAAAATGATTTCACCTTCTTTTGGGGTTATTGTAAGAACGGAATCATTATTATCTTTGATTAATAAATTACCTTCTCCGTTCTCCAAATTGGGGGGTATTTGTACATAGAAAACAAATGTGTAATCAGTTTTTAATTGGGTTCTACCTCCATCTAATTTTGAGTGAGTGTGCCATATATAATTTGATGGAGGTAAATCTTTTGTTTGAATATAGGACCACATACTGATTGCATAATCTACATGTCCACATTTTTTCAATTCGAAATATTGATTCACGACAAAATTTTTGATAGATTCAAATTCTCTACAAAAAAACATCAGTTCATCTGTGTTTTGGGATGTATTACCGTTTGGTTGTTTCAGTAGGGATTTATTTTTATAAATTTTTTGAAGTATGTCTTCTTTATTAAACTCCCAATTGTATTTTACATGATGTGTCATTTTTTTTGATAGGGAGTTTCTATATCAAGTTTTTCGGAGTAATCTTGAATTCTGAACCGTAGTTGGATAATAGTTCTTCACCACTATATATCTTTCGTACTGTTATTGGGTTAGTATGATTAATTGTATCGACATTGTTATTATTCAATCCACTATTAATAAAAGTTTTTGGCCAAATATATATCCAATGACACCCTTTTTCTAATGGAAAGAAAATTTTACCGTACTCTTTTTCTATGTATTGTTCTTGGTTTTCTTTGTCAATATAAAATAATTTATTGTCAAAAGTTCCTAACATTGTTTTTTGTAATTCCATCGGTAATTGAGATAATTCGTTGTGGTCTATAGAATATATTCCACTTTCATCAAGCCAAGGATTAAATATTGATTCACCAATTTCAATATCTCTAACTGCGAAAAATCCAACTCCGTGAATACGACTTGGCTTTAGCACACTCACTACATGATTTTTTATATATTCAAATGGTGTCATTTTTTTCGTTGATAGGATTTTTTATTTTGTGTTAATTAATCCACTATTAATATAAATTTTTTATATAATTTTATTATTTGTTTTATGAACAACATCTTCGTGAGTTATAAACATTACAACACTTCTTCGGGTTCCACTAGTGACGATTTTTACTTCGTGGTCTCTATTGGCTTCAAAAACATAAGGAACCCCGATTTCTTTGGTGATAATGTATTTCGGATTATAAACAATGTACTCTCCTCCAGTATAGTCATCATTCAAATGAAATCCAGTAACCAAATATCTATTTTTGCCAAAAGCGTGACGGTATTTAATATCGTCATCATTATGACGTAGAAAAAAATCATTTGTGTCGTACCGTAAAATCTGAAATTTCTGATTCGAAGAGTGGAATTTCAAATTCAAATGTTCTGAGACCCAATTTAACAACTTAATTTTTATAGGGAAAATGACTTCTGATTCAATAATTTTGACCTCATAACTTCTATCTCTTTTTCGGAACTCGTTTAAGTCATGAAAAAGATTTTCTACTAATGATATTTCTTCTGATGTTATTAATTTCATTAGTATAATCAAATTAGATTAAGATTGTTAGGAGTTTTATTCAAAAAGTTATACGCGATGTTTCCCGCATATACTACCCTTAATTCGTCATTTTTCGGGGTTGGTATTGCAGTATGATACATATCCGCAGGAAAAATGAATAAATCCATCTCATTAGGTAAAAATTTATGAATATTTCCGTCTTTAGTTCTAAAAACTATTTTCCCTTCATCCTGTACTAAATTCTTCGGTTGTTGAACATAAAATGTGAAAGTATAATCAGATTTAATAGTTGATCTATTTGTACTTGAGTGTAAAAGGAGATGTTGGTGCATATACGTCATATCAAAACCTTTTTTTTGTGTGTACACCCAAGAATGTTTTGCGTAATAATCAAATTTACTCCCAATAATTTCTTGTTCAATCAAATTTATTATTAAAGAATCAATCGATTGAAATTCAGCACATTCAAATTCAATCCAAACAGAATTGTCATTCGGAATTGTGCTAATTTGTTTGTTTTGTGCAAATCTGAATAGAAAATCATTTTTAGTAAATAATCCATCGTATCTACTTTTGTAAACAAATTCATTTTCTCCGATTTGTATTTTTTCCATATTATATTAAGTTGTTCTTCTCTAATTTTTCATATCTTGGATAGTTGCTAAGCAACTCTTCTCCTTTTCGTATGAAACGTAAGGATTTCATCGTATCTTTGTCTACGTTCGACTTTTTTTCGTAAATTCCGCTGTTTATAAAATAATATGGATTTGTAAAAATCCAATGGCAACCATTCGTAAGTTTCACATAAATGTTAGTATCATTAGGAAAATCAGAGGAATAAATAAAAATTTCTTTAATATGATTTGAGACTTCATAGTCCAATTCATTTAACTGATTTTGAGTAATTGGGAAGTATCCAGTTTCCCCTGACCAATTTTCGAATAAAAAAATATCGTGAGGAATGTCTTTGATTGCAAAAACACCTATCCCTGAAATATTACTCGGTTTCAACTTTACAAAAACACAATTTTTTATGTAATTGTATGCGTCTATCATAAATGTTTATTTATAAATAATTCGAAAAATTTACTAATTACATTCTCAACTCTTTGTTTTTCAGTATTTGATAATTGAGATGTTGTTCTGTTTTTAACTTCCGTTAATGGTTTTTTTTTGTATAATAGAGGGTGTTTTGAAGTATCCATTTTCTTAAATTTATTTGTTATGTACTAAAATTTTATTTGCGTAAAAATTGTGATTATCTTCTACAGAAATGATATATGTTTGAGTATCAGTTCGACTTAATTCGATTATAGATTCAATTTTCACAGTTTCATTGTCAGATAGATTTACAAAATCACCAATTTTAATTTCGATTACATTAGAAGGTAAATCGTATTTTTCATTAGTCCAATCTGGTCTATAAGATGCAAGTTTCAAGCCATTAACGTAATACGGGTGGTCAAAGGTTGAAGTAATTCGAATCCCATTTGATAAAGTGTATTCTACTAAATCATCATGTATTGGTTTGAAAGTGTTTGTTACTTTTTTAAGTTCCTGAGATTTTTTTTCTTCGTTATACGATAGTACTACATCTCCGATTTGTATATCTTCTATGTTTTTTTCAATATTGTCTTCTACCAAAATTTTTGTTCCTGCTATGAAACAAAATTTGTTGTGAGTCAGAATTCCGTTTGCAAAAAAGTTATGATTATTCGATACTTCAAATATGTAAGTTTGTGTTGGGGTTAATTCCAATTCTTCAATATTAACAATTCTTGTATTGGAACCATCAACTAAAGTTACACTATCTCCGATTTCTATTTGTGAAACATTTTCTCCCAGATTGTATCTATCAATTGTTAATAAAGGTTTATAAGATGATAAATTAAACCCATTTACAAAATACGGATGGTCGAAAGTACAAATTAATTCAGTTCCGTTTTCAAATGAATATCTTACCATATCATCATGAATCGGTGTAATTACATTTGTAACTTTTTGTTTCTCTTTAGTATTGTTTGGAATATTCAGTGAAATGACTTCATCTCCAACACTAATTTCTTCGATTGGCTTGACTGTCCCATCAGACATTTCAATCATGGTTCCTTTAACAAAACAAGCTCGGTTATGTACCAATATATCATTTGCGAAATAATTGTGGTTTATCTCGATTTTAGATAGATTGTAAACTTTAGTTTCTTCGTTCAATAATGTAACCTTTTCTAAAACTGCATTGGTGTTGATAAGTTTCACAGAATCCCCGATTTCAATTTTTTGTACTGGTGTATCTAATTGATATAGGTTGTTAGACAATACATTGTCAAACGCAGACCATCCTTTACCGTTCACAAAAATTGGATGGTCTAATGTGGATTTTAAAATACCTCCATTACTAAACTCATAGATTACTATTTTATCTACTTTTTTGGAAAATATATTTAAAACTTTATTGATTTTTGTTTCATCATTTGTGAAGTCGAATGAAACAATTGAATCCCCCACGACAACATCTTCAATATTTTTTGTTGTACCATTCTCCATTTGAATTTTGGTTCCTGCGACAAAACAAGGTGCGTTGGCAGAGACAATACTGTGGAAGGCGGTGGATCCATTTATAATGTATGTATCCGAATCTTCAACATCTAATTCAACAAAAGATAAACCACTTTCTGACGACACATAAAAGTTTAATTCATCAACTTGAACTAATTCTCCATTCAAATCGTAAAGATAATCTGTGATTGCGTTGATTTCGACAATGTATTTATAACTACTTTTGTTTGTTATACTGTTGTATACTAAATATTTTTTATTAATTCCTGAAAACAAAGAATCACTATCTACCACCATTTCCATCATAGAGTTATATTTTAGATTTGCGACATCTTTGAAAACTACACTCGAAGTTGTTAGGAAAGACCCCTCAGGAAATTCACTACCCTCGTAGTTCCAAGTTAATGAGTTCAAATCAGACTCACTTTGAGGTGATCCACTGATGGAATAAGATTGGATGTCATTACCAACTTGAATATTGGAAATTTCTTCCCAAGTTTCGTCCGCCATCAAAACTTCATGTGTAGATAAGATACCTGCCGAATCATTTTTAAACATGTTTGTTGCAAATTCGTAAAAATGATAATCCTTTATCTTATTTGAATTTTCTTCTAAATCGATTGAAGTCGGTAGTTCAAATATTGAACTTATTTTGTAGCTGTGTAAAGGAAGAATATCCAAATTAGACCCATATACTATTGAAAAAAATCTGATAGACGTAACGTGGTTGTTTTCATCTAAAGTAGATGAATGAAAATGGTATTGTTCAATTAGAGTATCTTCAGTAGATTTATCTTGAATAAAATTATCCCAATTTTCTTCAACCGTCCCGTTGTCAACATTTATTTTGTGAAAATCAATTGGATTAAATGATTCATAAATGTCTTTTATTGTGGCATCTGGTATATTAGACGCATTTACCTCTTTAGTCAATGTGTCAAAAGTCCCCAAAGGTGAAGAATGATAATATCCAACACAATAGTCCGTAATTGAATCTTCGGTGAATAAGTTATACACATTCAATCTATTTTTACAATACACACTGTCAAATATTGCAGTTTCGTCGTACGCTAATCTTAAAATGAACTTATCTTCAGCGTCAGGAACTGATGTTGGGTAGATTGAATTAATATTTTCATCATGTAAATTTATTGTGGTTACTGATGGTAAATTAGTATTAACTTCATCAACAAGTTTATTAACAAAATCTATGTGTAAAAATGGCTTATAGATAATGTCTAAAGTTGTGATGTTGTTTGACGATAATACTGATAAAAATCCACTAAAGTCAAAATTCACCAATTCTTGATCGATAAACCCAGTATCCGTATTTAACTCTAATAATCTTAAGTTTCCGTTCGAGTCTTTAACGAAATCTGCCGAGAATAATGTTCCTTTCATATTTTTTTATTTGTTAACCTTTAGTATAAATATACGAGAAATAAAAGTCCGTTCTATAGTGGTTTTTTCATATTGGTAAAATATATGAAATAAGCTCAAAAAAATCTATTGGCTTGAGGTGAAATTATCGTTTCTTTTTTTCTTCAGACTGGTATAGCTTCAATAGTTTGAGGGAATCTTTGTAATGCTTTTCAAGTCTGTCTAATTCTTCTACAGGGA